GCGCTTGATTGTAAAACTGCGCGGCTTCCTGCGATTGACCCGCCTGTTGCGCCTGTCGAGCCAAGTTGGCTTGCTGCGCGGCCAATTGCTGCTGAAAGTTTTGACTTGCGGCAGCGTTTTGCAATTCCTGTTGCGTGACGCCTTGCCCAAAAATCTGCTGCAACGCTTGGTTTTGCGCTTCGGTTTGAGCAAGCGACTGCTGATAGTTTTGCGCGATGGCTTGGTTTGCCAATTCCTGTGCCGATTGGCCCATGCCAAACTGCTGCAACAACGCCTCGCGGTTAAACTGACCCGCCCCCAACGCTTGCTGATAGTTCTGCGCCAACGCGGCGTTTTGCGCCTGTTGCGCCTGTAGTGCTTGCTGGAAGTTTTGGGCGATGGCTTGATTTTGCGCTTGAGCCGCTTCTTGGCCCATGCCAAATTGTTGTCCTGCGAGTTGCGCGCCAAGTTCGGTAGCTCCCATCGCTTGACCGAACCGCTGCGCTTGTGCAGCGCGCTGCGCTTCTTCGGCGGTCAACGCACCTTGCAAGTTTTGCTGTATCGCTTGGTTTTGCAATTCCTGCGCGGCCTGTGCTTGGGCAAAGTTTTGCGCGATTGCTTGATTGATTGCCTGCTGCGCCTGCTGGCCGGTCTGAAACGATGCCAATTGCGCTTCTCTGCCAAACTCTCCTGCGGCAAGACGTTGGGCAAATTGTTGAGCTTGTGCCTCGTTCGCAAACTGCCCTGATTGCAATGCCATCTGCGTGTTTTGCGCGATAGCTTGATTGCGGGCTTGTTCGGTTTGCATACCCGCGCCAAACCGCGCCAATTCGCTTTCGCGTCCAAACTCCGCGCCCGCAAGACGCTGACCAAATGCTTGTTGTTGGGCTTGGTTTGCCGCAGCCTGCGTGGCGAGGGCTTGCTGAACGTTTTGGCCGAGGCCCACGTTGTACAACCCCGCCTGCTCCATGCCCGCCCCGAAACCCTGCATCGCGGCTTGATTGGCAAACATAGCTCGCGATTGCTGCTCTGCAAAACCTTGCTGACGCGCTGCCTGATCTAACGCAATGCCTTGTGCGGCAGCTTGCAGCATCAAATCATTTTCTTTTTGCGCCTGTGCAGCCAGCGCTGCATTAAACGCTTCGCCGCCAGGGCGTAATCCTTGGTTAATTAACTGCGTCTGAAGTTGCTGACGCTCTGCCATTAATTGCGGCTGCAAACGCGACATGATGGCTTGCTGCGCCGTCGTACCGGCTTGAATCGGTGCCGCAGCTAAACTTGAAACGTCAATTTGACCTTGAAGCTCTGGGCCTTCAACAAACTGTTGGGCGTAACCGAATTCACCTTGACTCGGTGCGCGCTGCACTCGACCCACGCCGAACGTATTGAGACGGCCTAATTGTGGCCCTTCCACGGTGCCGCCTTGGGCTTGGCCAAACTGACCAACGCCGCCTTGGATACCCATCAGGTTAGACGTATCCAACCCGCCTAACTGAACACCGGCAGGGCCGCCGCCTGCCAATCCAAACAATCCGGCGTTGGGGCCGCCGCCTGCGAACCCGAAATCGCCGATGTTAACGCCTTGGCCCACGCCGCCGACGCCCGCTAAATTTAAACCTTGCAATTGCGGCGATGACGGGCCGCCTTGCGCGGTGCCAAACGCTTGACCGCTGGGTGCGCCTTGCGCGGTAAATTGACCCGCCTGCAGTTGCCCTAAATCAGTCGGTGCTGCGGGGCCAGCACCTGCAACACCGTAGTATTGCGATCCTGGGGCCATAATCGCCCCCTGCACGGGAACGTTGGCTGCGGCTTGTTGGCCTGCGGTCACCTGACCCGGTAACGCCTCTATGCCGTAGCCTCCCATCGGAGTGTACGCGCCCGTTGGAGGGCCTTGTATTTCACCACCCGCACCTTGTTGCAACGCTTGCGCCTGCCCCCAATTGGTGATGTTGGTGGGGCGAGAAATTGCGTCGTATGGGCCGATTGCGCCATACACTAAATCAGGAATACCCGTTGGACGAAACGCTGACGCAATACCGAGGTCACCTAATCCTGATGCCGCACCCGCTGCGGCTCTTGACATGTAAAACTGCGCGAGTTCCTGCTGGCGTAATGCCGCCTCGGCATCAGGGTTGATGGTCTGCCGAATCGTCGGCTGTTCAATAAACGTAGTAAATTGTTCTTGCGTCGGCTCGGGAATATAAGCTTCGGGCCGATTCATGGTTTGCTGACGCCAATTTTCCATCGCCTTGTTGTAGGCGTCGGTGTCTACGGTCGGCGTTTTTGTCCAAGTGACTTCCTGCGACCCTGTAGGGCCGTAGATGTTGGGATTGGACATATAGGCCGATTGCTTGGCGGCTGCCAAGTTGGCCTCACCCTGCTTGACAGCTAGGGTAGCGTAATCAGGTGCTGGCGGCGGTGCCGGTGATCTTTTGCCCATACCTTGGCTCCAAATATCGACACCGTTCTGGTGTCTGCGTCATCAAAACAATATCTCCAGAGTCATGCGCGGCATTCTTTATGCGCGCTTCCTCGGAAAAGCCCATTTTGCTGACCAACTTAAGCGCTCGGGTATGATTGCTACTGATTGGCCCGATTATCTTATCAACATTTGCGACGTTGTACGCATAATCGTATATCGCCGCGATATAAGTGGGTGTTACGCGGTGCCACGCAAGATGACACACCACCGAACGCCCATTCCAATTCTCAAATATCGTTCCCGCGACCAACTCTCCGTCGCGTTCTAATCCAATCGCCACCGATCTCTCGGGCCAAAACGCCCCATCGGTGTGATTCACCACCCAAAAGCCCACTTCGGGGCCGTTTACGATGCGCCAGCCCATCCGAGTTGGTACACAATGTCAGTGGATGCCCACTCCAGCGTTAGATTTTTGCTGCTGCTATTAAAATTCACCGCAGCGCAATACCCAATCCCCTGAAGTCCCACAAAATTGTTGCTGACTACCGTATCTGATCCCCACAGCGCCTGATCCCACAATCCAACATCCCACAAACCGTAAGCCGTGGGCGAAAATGACAACGGCCCGACAATGTCGGCGGTTTGAAAATCCACGTTGACGCCAATGCTGATAGCCGGCAACCCGTTGCTGTAAATGGTTGGGCGACCCCGCGTGAAATACTTAATCACGCCGCGAGTCTCAAAGTAGTTAAATGCCTGCAAAGCGCGTGTCGCGATGGCTGTGCCATTGTCGGCGTAGCTGGTTGCAGTGTTTCCCGTTGTCCAAGCCTTCGCCACGACGCCATCGCCGCCAAAATAGGGCGTGTCCTCAAGTAACGTCCAACTATTTGCCGCCCAACCCGTAAATCGACACCACGCCTTGGTGATGTTGTTCATCACAAATTGCTGTTGGATGCCAACGCCCACGGGAATGTTAACGATCAACGCATTGTTGAGCGGGTTATAAAGCAACGCCCAGCCAAAATTGCTTTTGTACTGGCGCGTGGCGGCGGCAAACGCCCCTTGGATTTTGTCTGATAACGCCACCTGCGGATCAAGCCGTGACGACTGCAACGCCGAAGCCATCGGGATTAACCCATCAAGCGTCAGCACCAATAAATCGCCGCCGTATTTCGTCACGCATCGACGCGAAATGGGCGAACCTACCTGCCACACGCCAATTAACGCCCACGTTGCCGCCGTAGAGGGGTCAGTGCCGCGATAAACAATGATCTCGCCTTGGTCGGTGACGAACACAAGGTTATCGTCAACGCCGTAACCCGCGTCAATCGTCCACGTTGCCATCGCAATAAGCTTGCCGCCCATGCGAGCCACCGACGACAGATCTAAAACATTCGCCACGCCACCTACGGATGCAGTCGGCAAATACCACGCCTTTAACGTGTCTGCCTCAATAAACCACATGCGATTTTTAAATAACGTCGGGCAATGCAAATCTGTCGTGGTGACGCCCGTAATCGCAGGCAGGGATGACCCGTCAATGGCTGTCCATGTGCTGCCGTCATACAGCAGCGGCTTGTCAACGCCGTTGGCAGCGTACAAGTAATTGCCGCCGGATGTCGTGATATTGACGTACTCCCATCGAGAGTCGGTCAACCCTGTCACGGCAGCTGTTCCCACCGCACCCGCTGCGGTCACATCAAAAATTGACCCCTGTGCGATGGCAAACATTTCGTCTGTGCCGCCACCGTTGTATGTCATCAGCGTTTCAACTTGCCCGCTGATTCCCGTCGCGTGTGGCTCCCACCCGCCACGCAAACTAACGCTAGATACGCCTGGGAATAAATTGTCTAACGTCACGGCATCCGTTGGGGCCATGTTGGCTAACGCATCCCGCGCATTCCAGCCGCCCACAGGAGCAGGCAACGACGCTACATTGTTCGTCGTGCGCTGAATCAACCGCCTGCGAACAGGTGATGCCATTAGGTGCTACCCGTGCCGTAGCCGCTGTCGGGAATATTGTCGTAGCCGATCAACACGGTACCCGGTCGCGGCGCAAACGATAAATTAGCCGCAGCGGTGTCTTGCCCCACCGCCGTCTCAAACTCCATCAAGTAATCGCGATATAGCGCCGTGGTATCAAATCCCTTTGCCTCAAAGTATTTGAGCTTGGTGCCTAGCACCATCAATCGATCAGGGTAAATACAGGTATCGTCATCCGCAGTAAAACTGTTTTTAGGCGTACCATCTGACGCCTCGGCCCATGCTTTGCTGCGATACTCAAACCCGAGTAACTCACCCGCATTCGTTCCCGGCCATATCTGAAAGTATTTGCCAAGCAACCGCCAACGGATACGCGGGCCGGTGCTGATATAACCTGACAGCAACCACTGCCACTGCTGTGGCGACTCGGGGCCAAGCATCTCCCAGCGCTTGCTCTTATCCCAATGCGTGCGGTTGACCGTGCTAACGTAATCCGTTGGCAAGTCATATTTAACTTTTTGAAAAATGACTTGACCGCTCACCACCGTTTCTGTTGGTGCGTAGTTAAGCGTGACACTGGTTGGCCCGACTGATGTGATGTACGTTGCGTTGGGAATGCCGACGCCCTGCACTTGGTAGCTAGTTGACAAGCCTGACGTATCCGCAAGGCCCGTGATCGTCGCAACGCCATCCACCCACGAACCCGTCGCGGTTGACGCTTCGGTGTAAAACGTGTGTTGGCGCGTTAATTCCCGCCAATCTGCACGACGGAGCAACTCATACCCGCACGCATTCATCAATGCAAGCAATTGCACAATGTCTTGGCTGTTGTTGCCTGCAACCGTGGATGGGGTGGGGATACCAAGTTCTTGCGTACACTCGGTGATGAGTTGAACCATCGTGCTGCCCATGCTATGCCTCCATTACAGGCTCTTTCGGCGGCCTGCCGCGCTTTTTGGATTCCGTCGCCATCATTGCCTGCATCTGCGCTTGCAATTCTGCCAGTTGCCGCTTGGTGTCTTCTAGCTCTGCGTTACTTTCCACACGGTTTTTGCGATTTAGATATTGGCGTGCGCGTTCGCGTAAACCGACGCCGCCCATGCCGACACGCTGCAACTGCGCGTCAGAGGCCAAGGCTAGCTGCTCAACCGTCAAAAACTTGAGGATCGTTAACTCTGCAATCTGATCGCGGTTGATGTCGTCTGGCGCATCAGTCAACCATTGTGATAGCGGCGTGCCAATGGCTTGTGCCGCGCCTTCGCTTTGCTGCATTTGAAAATACAACCACTGACGCGGAAATCGACCCTTGTGATCTTCGCGTACCGGCTGGTCAATGACGTTAGTTTTGTCGCCAGGCGCTTGTATCCGCACATACGAATTGCCCTTGTTGGGGCCATCCTCGCGGATATAAAACTCAACGTGCAATT